TACTTATACGCACCGAAATCCTCAGCTTGACCCATGGCCATGTCTGCTTCGATACGCCTAAGTTCTTCTTGCACCTTATTTGAGAGGTGCTTTAACAGGTCCATACTCATTATTCTTCCTCACCTTCGGTGGTAGTATCCGCCTGCTTCGCTACCTGAGCTACCTGCAGGGCAGCGTTCCTACGGGTCTCTTCAGCGCGGTTCTGCTGGTCCATCTGGCCACGGGCCACTTCGATACCCATGCGCAGTCCTGCTTCCTGCTGTTGAGCAGACAGATTGGCCTTATCGGTAGCAATCTTCGCACCGACCTGCATGCCAGCGATCTCAGCCTGAGAGTTGATGCGCTTCTCTTCCAACTCCATCTTGTCGTGCTGCGCGAGGGAATCGACCATGAACTTCTGCTTCTTAAGCTCAAGCTCACCCTTCTTAATCTCAAGCTCTGCCTGCTGCATCTGCACGATGGGGTCCTGCTGCATCTGCTGGTTCTTCTGCTGCTGGGCCTCTGCCTGATTCTTCTGGAGAAGCTGCTGTGCTGCTGCTGCAGCCAGACGCGAAATCTGAAGCTCGATGTCTTGGCTCATCTCAGCATTGGGCGGGGGCAGCGGTACACCAGCCTGCTCTTCAATCTGCTTGCGATAGGCAAACGCCAGATGCTCGTTCATGTGAGCCATCATCGCCGCCTGCATCGACTGCGCCTGTGGGTTCTGACCCAAAAGCTGCATGATCTTGGGGTCCTGCATAGCAGCCATGTGGACTGAGATGTGAGCCTCGTGGTCTTGGTATATAAACGCCTTGACCGGCTTGCTGTTGATGACGTCCATGTTCTCAGACACGGGGTCACGCGGCTTCATGTCGTCGCCATCCTTGAGCGGGACGAGCTTACTGGCGTTCTTGATACCCAGCACATCGAGCATCTGGCGATGCAGGTAGGGCATGTCGTAAATCTGCGGGGCACCCTGCGCCAACTGAAGCACAGCTTGGTACTGCACGATCTTCTGGGCCATCGTAGCAGCGTTGGGGTCGCTGACGGGGATGACCGTGACCATGTCATAGTCAGCCTGCTTAGCCTTGCGGCCACCTTCTTCCGGCTCGTAGCTGTACGCCTTGGGCGTGTAGTCGCGGATGATGATCTTAAGAAGCTTGAACTCCTGCTTCATCGAGTAGTGGATGCGAGCCTGAACAGCCGACATCGTCTTAAGTGTGCGCTCTAGAATAGCCAGCGTCGTACCCACGGGGGCATTTGCCGACATATCGCTGATCTTCATGTCCGCAGCGCCAGCGAACCTACGCCCTTCCTCTACGATGGTGTTGAGGAGCGAATAGAGGACTTGGCTAGGCTCCTTATAGGGGAGCGGCATGATGTTATCACGCATCGTACCACTAGCCACATCGACGTCACGCCACTCAGCCGGAGCGATGGGAGTGTCATCGCCCTTGACCCTCAGTCCCTTAGTCTTGAAACCGCCCGGGAGATTGCTGAGTGTGCCCGCATCAACAAGTTGACGAATAAGACTGGTGCTAGACTTAGCAAAAGCACCAATAAGATGAATGAGACCGAAAGCATAAAACCCAAACCCCGGAATATAGGCGTAGTGAACGAAGTGATTGCGCTTGCGCTTAAGCTTGTCATCGGGGTTCCAGTTGCGCCGGATAGCGAGGATTGTGCTAGTGCCCTTCTCGATTGTAACGATGTACGGGACAGCGATTTCATCTTTAGATTCATCCTTAGTAAACTTGTCGTCAGGCAGTACCAGATCGACTTGCATCTCAAGCAGCTTGTAGCGGTCGTCGGTAGAGGCCCGGAAGCCCATCTTCTCGGCAATCGCCTTCTCGATCTCATCAAGGCTATCGACAGGGTCCTGAAGCTCGACATCGCGGTAGAACTCAGCGGCCTGCAGCTTGGCCATCTCGTTCGGGGTTTTCCGCATTACGTGGGTGACGCGCCCAGCTACTTCCAAACTAGACGCGCCGTAGGGTACAACGACGTCCTCGGCGGGGACGTACATCGAAACTTGGCGACCCAGTGACGGGTCGTAGTACACCTTCTTAAAGGCGTTACCTGCAAGGCCCAGACCCCACAGCATGCGCTCATGCTCAGGCCGATACTCGACCATCACATCGGTCAACTGGTAGTTCATGTCGTCTTGGACGCGAGTAGCCGCTTCTTTCTTCTGCGACGTCTCCTTACCGATGATCTCGGTCTTGACCGGCCCTGCAGCCGGGAACGTCTCCATCATGGTCTCAGCTTGGAACTTAACCAGCGCTTCGCTCAGCATCGGGTGGTAGACACCACAGGCACCGGGCCACGGCTCAGTCCGGTCGTCAATCTTCATGCCCAGCAATTCCAGACCATCTACATAGGTCTGAATCCAGTCCTTGCGGCTGGAGACGTCTTCTTCAAACTCACCGATCAAGTCACCGGCAAGCTCAGTAAGCTGGCCTTCGTCTAGTGTTTCGGCCAAATTCTCGTTGAACTCGTCTTCGTCGATTGCATCCGGGTCAATCTCAATCTCAAGACCACCAGTACGGATCGTTACTTCCTCGGGGTCTTCAATCTCAATCTCGATATCATCGTCGGTTGTATTTACCCCCGGCATGACACCCTCGGAAAACGATGCATCAAGACCAAGCGGAGCTTGATTAAGAGCCTTGTCGATAGCCATCAATAGTATCCTTGATTACGATTAGACTTGAAGTATACAATATCGTCCGGCTCGTCGAGGTTGGTCGTAACATACCCACCCTTCCTGAAGCGCATCATGGCTAGTGAGGTGCTATCCACGTAATCGTCGTGCTCTCCGCCCGGGAAGGACGCGACTTCTTCAATTACTTCTTCAGCCCAGTGATTAGCCGGTGCCCAGACTCGACCAGAGGCAAACAAGTCAGAGCAGGCGTTTAGGCGGCTGATCTTGTCGTTACCACGCGACGGCGTGAACTCTTGTACCGGTATGCCCATAGCTCGCATCTCGTAAATGAGCGGTGCACCCGACGCCTTCTTCTCAATGATGACGCTATCTGGTTCCCACTCTTTCCACTGTTCTACAGCTACGCGCTTAAGCGTAGGGAACTCCATGCGCTCTCGGAACGCATTCAGTAGGATGATATTTGCCTGCTCTATGCCGTTGTCGTCCGGGTAATAGAACACACCCCATGTCGTGCAGGCCGAGTAATCGGCCCGCTGGGTCTTTTCGAACGCCGTATCCCAGCTTTGCAGGATGAAATCGCACTGTGGGGGCGTTTCTTTGTCCCAAATCTTCCACCATTCACGCTTAATGATGGCCGAAGTGTCGGATGTGGGGGACTGTTGGTACTGAGCCTGCCATTTTGAGCTAGGAAGCTCCTCTTTTAGAGCCGTAAGCTCCTCCAGAGACCAAAACTCAGGCCATAATGGGTTGCCAGACGGCAGAAGGGCGGGAAACTCGATGACTTCCCAGCCATCACCGCCCCTAAGGCTCTCACTCTTTAGCACTTGCCCCGTCAGGTCTCGCTTCGACCACCGTGTCATGACGATGACGATAGCGCCCCCCGGTTGCAGACGCTGACGGGGACCGGATGTGTACCACTCGTATGTCTTATCGTAGATGTCGGGGTTAATTTCAGCTAGCGCAGCCTCCTGCTCGGAGTGCGGATCGTCAATAATGAGGACGTCAGCGCCCTTACCCGTCACAGCACCGCCAACACCGATAGCGAAATAGTCCCCGCCCTTACTTGTGTTCCATCGGCCAGCCGCCTTGGAGTCCGAAGCCAGCACAAGGTCAGGGAAAATCTTATGGTAGACCTCCGTGTCTACCAAGTTTCTTACTTTACGCCCGAAGCCCACGGCTAACTCTGCCGTGTGGGACGCCTGAATGACCTTCTTATGGGGGAACCTACCAAGGAACCACGCCGGGAGCAGGTAACTGGCGAACTCACTCTTAGTATGCCGGGGTGGCATGTTGATAATAAGCCGCTTGCACTCACCGTTTGCCACGCGCTCGAACGCCTCAGCCATGCGCGCATGGTGCCTACCACTGATAAATGTCGGCCACACCTGCTTCACGAAGGCGAGGAACTTGTCCTGCGCCAGCTTCTTTGCCTTTAGCTCTTCCAGCTTCTCTAGCTGGGCTAACAGAATCTCCTGCTCGTGTAGGGACAAGCTAGGCAGAATAGACGGGATGTCTTTGAGGCTGATGTCAGTCAGCATCGTCAGCTTCTTCATCGGAGTCTGGAAGCTCAGCAAAGCCTAGCTCTTCATCTAGGTCCCGACCGAGTGGCACGACGTCTACGATATCTGCGTTGAGCAGGCGCTTGACTCGCTCCTTGATGGCTGTCTCCAGCGCTTCAGGCGAGTTATAGTTGATGGTGATCTCGCTACGCTCGGTGAACAACCCGATGTCGCTGTGCTTACCAAGAAGCTCCAGAGCCTTAAGCTCGTACTTAGTCTCGCCACAGTTGGCGATCTCCATAAGCTTATGTGTGATAGCAGTGCGTGTCTGGTTCGCATCTACTGCCATAGTCTGACCGTAAGTGCGCAGGAAGGCAGCGGCAGCGAACGCAGTGTTCACCCGCTGTAGCGGTTCTTTATCTTGCTTCTTCACTACTGCCTCAAGCAGCTTCTTCTCTCGCTCATAGTCGTCCGGGTCCACCTCTAGGGGGGCACCAAGCTGCGCCAGAAGTTCTGCAGTATTGCCCGCTACCGTGACCTCATCAAGGAAAGTCGGAGCTTCTTCATCTACCCAATCATAGGGGATCGAGAACTCACTGGTAGGCTTTATACTAACAGTTGGCATCTAGGCGCAGCATCCGGTTTGTGGGAGCAGAGTCGCGCTATATACGGTTACTAGGGCATGAGTAAAGCAAAAAAATATATACCCCCGGGGGTGTTGGTTTCAAAAAGGTGACGGGGGGTCTTTCTGTATACGAGGTGCGTGGCACTCGCAGAGTAAATGTAAGGGGGTGGGGGGTCGGAAACTTGGGGAAACGTAATCCAATGTGCAAAACAGTATGTATAGACGAATGGGACAGTGATGCCCTGTCAAGGGGGGTGGCCCCGGGGTACGGTACAGAACGGGAACAAACGCGACCCCCCGCCCTATTTGTTCCAATTAGGTTAAACTAACACTGTTAGGTCGATTTTGCTTGTATGCGGCCCAGAAATAGTGTCTAGTTTGTTCATCGAGACGGGTTAGCCGCCTCGGTCAACCAAGCCCTAGCCGCTGATGGCTAGGCATAGCGAAGGACTACTTATGACTACTCTTAT